GTTGAACCCCCCCCGGCTTTTGGCCGTCACCCGATCACGCAGTGTATCCGCCCCTACCCACTTAGGGAATCTGAGCTCCGAAGCCTAAAGGGATAGTTAGTCACAATTAGCTTGAAATTTAGGCATCTCTACCTGGAGAGCCTTCTCAGGGGGACCTAATCAGTCATCCGACTGGACTAGGTTAGTATCTTTAACTTAGGCCGAAGTGTTCATGTTACCATGGTAACTTCATTAATCGACTCGCTATCAAAGATTTTGGAGACTACCTTTTATGGAGAAGAGTACGGACTCTTTTGAGTTGTCGGCTCCAACTGGGGTTTGCTTAGGAGGCCTCCGGCCCTGTGTCAGTCATACGGAAACGACGACCTTGAGATCCTAAGTGAGGACCATCGTGAGATGGGATCCTGCTTCCAGCTACCCTCGTCTCCCTCTAGATCGACACTCCAAGTTCCACCCAGTGATGGGAATGGTAGAATCTTTGATATGGTTGAACGTATGTATTCTATAACCTAATAGTTAGGCTCTGTGGGGAACCCCTTGATCAACGCCGTGGCGGAGCCAGCCGCATCGGATAAGCAACACTTGGACATAAGAACCAAGGCCGTTATCACTGGCTATAGGGGGAATATTTTACGGTTGATTGACATCAACGCTATCGGTCTAGATCCTTTACTCATCTGATGAGTATTAATACATTATATATTAATTATGAAACTAGCTTTCTCACCAACGCTACCTCAACGATATAAAAATCCATCTATTGAGGCTTTCCGCTATTGGGAAGGGATGGATTGGGATCGTGTTATGACGCATTACGCAATCATAGACCCAATGGACCCTCGTGCTGTTCAGTATTTAACTGAACAGGACTACATCCGATTAACCCGTGTAGCTCTAACTATGGAGACTACTATACGCGTCATAGCTCGACCCGGTGATGAACCGCCTCAAGATTACGATATAAAGAAATCTCCTACTCTTAACAAAATTTCCCCTTTGGTCCGAGCTGATTTTCTTCATGCTCGGTACTGGAGGAGTACCTTATCCCAACTTATAGATCTTAAAGATACTATGGTCGTTATCCATCCAGGCAAACTGGATAGGATAGTACGTCGATATGCAATTTTGCTGTCGGCGTACTCAGGTGTCTCTCTCAGTCCCAATCTGTTAAAAGCAGTTACTTCCTTTTCAATAAATTCTCGTAATTTCCTGAAAAGTCAGGGAATGGAGCGCTATATCTTGCGTCTAAAAATAACTAAGTTAGTTTTAGAGAAGTATTTGGCTGGTGATACCTCTGATACTACTGAGCTTCGCTCAGGTATCATAAGGTTGTCAAAAGGAGGCCTACCCCTGTGGCTTCCTCTAGTCGCCCGCCAAGCTTTCATGCATAGATCTATTGCTCAAATCCGTTTCTGGCTTTCTATTTTAAATATTTATAGAGCGATATCCGGTCCTTACTCAGAACCAGACTTTTCATCAATCTCATCCCCCCGACCAGAGATTGCGCAAGACGACTTATTGTCGTTTGAAGCATTTATGAGAGACTTTTGTCGGAAGTACGGTTTAGTAGGTAATGTTTTGGACTTGTGTCCCAAACGTTTCCCTGTTTTAACCAATGCTTCTGGAGTCTGCCCCGGACAATCAATCTTCTCAGCTGGATCAGCTGTTAGATTGTGGGGTCTTCAGCCAACTAATCATTTATTAAAATGGTTAGATTTGGTTGGAGACCACCGGGGTAGAAATATGTATAATTTGTTATATAAATTAAATCGTCCCTGGTCGGACTGGATAAGAACTCGTTGGAGATCGAAGGTTGACCTATTTTTAGGTCGCCTTCATCTCAAATATGAGCCTGCTGGCAAAATCCGTGTTTTTGCGATGGTCGACTATTTTACTCAATATGCTATGCTACCGATGCATGAGAAACTATTCTCCTTTCTAAAGGTTTTCGGTGAAGCTGACGCAACATTCGATCAGAATGCTGCGGTTAAGTCTTTCACCGGAACCTGTAAGGAGTATTTTTCTTATGATTTAAAATCAGCTACTGACCTTATCTCACTGGATCTATACATATGTATGATTTCAGTGATTTTTGGTAAGGAAGTAGCCTCATGTTGGTCATCACTCCTCACGGACCGTGATTTTGGGTTACCTGTTAAAGGTAATCCTCAAAAACGCGAGTTCTATTCCTTTGAAGGGAAAAAACATATTAGATATACCCGGGGGCAGCCCATGGGGGCTTTGTCCTCCTGGGCTTCTCTAGCCCTTGTCCATCATATGCTTGTTCAATATGCATCCTATAGGGTCACCTCTGAGGTGACTCTGTTTTCTCAATATCGGGTGTTAGGGGACGATATTGTGATAGGTTGTTCTCAGGTAGCTAGTGAGTATTTGAAAGTTTGCGAGGATTTTTCTGTGCCTATTGGGTTAGCAAAGTCTGTAGTTTCTCCCCTCACCGAAGTGGAGGGTAAGAAATCTGCTAGACTTTTCCAATTTGCTAATCAGATAGCTTAT